AGAATACAAAGGACAACTAGATATGGTCTTCACTTCACCGCCTTACTTTGCAAAAGAGGCGTATAGTGAAGACCCGACACAATCGTACAAAAAATTTACTGGCTATGATGCATGGCGCGAGGGCTTTCTACGTCCAACACTGAAGACTGCGGTTGAGTGGTTACGCAATGATCGTTATCTGCTGTGGAATATTGCCGATGCAAAGTTTGGTGCAGATATGCTGCCTCTCGAAGAAGACAGCCGAAAGATTCTTGAAGAGTTAGGCATGCAGTATAAAGGTGTGGTCAAGATGTCTTTGGCTCAGATGCCTGGCGGCAATCGATTGGACTCTGAGACTGGTCTGCCCAAAGCCAAGAACTTTTGCAAAGTCAACGGCATGTGGCTCAAGTACGAGCCGATCTTCGTATTCTATAAACCTTAATTTGGAAAATAAAATAATGAAACTAGATTTTTGTGCAGTATGTGGATCAAAAGACGATCTACATTTACACCATATAGATCCAATAGTTCATACTAGAGAAAGTAGAAAATACTTTAAGTATGATGATACAAAACAAATTAAAGATTGTACACCAAAAGAAATCTTTAGTGCTTTGTTTGATAGGGGATTTATTAGTGAGCATTCGACAATAACTTTATGTTCATGGCATCATAGAATTATGCATGGTATAGTTACTTTTCAAAAAATTAATAGTAGCGAATTAATTAAAGAAGGTATTGAAAGAAAAAGATTGGATGGAAAACCTTGGGGAAGACCAAGCACTATAACTGGCGAAAACGGAGAAAAAATACGCAAACAAATTATTGAATTGCGGGATGCAGGATATTCGATTAGAAAAATTTGTAAAAATATTAAGATTGGAGTTGGTACTTACTATGAGGTAATGAATGAATATGAAGAATCAAAACGAATAGAAAAAGCACAACAATATCTAGAAAGTAAAGGTATTGATATCAAACCTAAAATAAAATATCAAGATTTTATCAATCGGCATGTCAACCAAAGTTGAAACCACTGTATACGAATACAGTAGTTTTTACCCCACACATTCTGTTGTATTTTAACAACAGTTTCGATAGTGCTTGACAAATCCTGCAATCAGAGTAGAATAGATTCTGTTGAGATTAAAAAGGCTTTGAAATGATCAAGTTCACTCGCACTGTTGGTTACGATGCCAATCTGGGTCCGATCCGCGAAACCAAAGTGGTTGGTGTCGGCACTACTCTGTACACTCAGGGTAACTCTGAGCGTGTAATGTCTGACGTTTGGGAGTGGATCACAAGCGCCTACTACTGGGATGCAGAAAGCAAAACCATCAAGTCCGTGTGGCTCGATGATGATGTTGAGTATACTATCGACGGTGATATTGAAAGCCTGGCTGCTGATATTCGGCAGGCTGTTTACAATCGACACTTCGAACACCGTATGAATCGAGCGATTCAGAACTCCAAGATTGCCGAGAAAGGTTCTGTTGTCAAGGTTGTTTCTGGGCGCACTGCCAAAGGCACTGTAGGCAAGGTCGTGGTTGCAATTGAACGCCCCTACACTACGGGATGGCGCTCCAATCTTGAGATGAAATTCGGCATTGCACTCGATGATGAGATGACTACCTACACCGCACGAAACGGCAAGCAGTATCCTACTCACAAAAATATTGTTTGGGTTTGGGCACGGAACTGTGAGGTTGTCGATCCCAAGATTGACGTTCCCACTGCCACGCGCCTTGCTGAATCGGATACCGATATCGAGATGAACACTCTGATGAAAAACTGTTGTAAATTTGCAACAGCCGCGGCTTGACATATCGATCCCAGCATGCTATGATACATACATACTGAGAGAGAAAGTTATGCAAAACAATCAAATTTCTAAGTCAAATCTCGCTAGGCTTCTGGCTACCGAGAACATCAATGTTCAGTATGTAAAAACTCCGACCGCGAGTTTTCACGTTGGAACTCGCACGTTGACTCTTCCAGTCATTAACGATATGACCAACGATATGCATGACCTCTTTATCGGTCATGAGGTTGGCCATGCTATCTTTACGCCTGTTGAATACGGCTCAGTTCAAGACGGTATGCCAAGCGGCTTTGGCACGTTCCTAAACGTTGTCGAAGATGCCCGTATCGAACGGCAAATCAAAGACCGTTACCCTGGCCTCAAGCGATCCTTCAGCAAAGGTTATCAAGACTTTATGCGTATGGATTTCTTCGGCGTGAAGAACAAAAACCTTGATGGTCTTCTGTTGATTGATCGAATCAATCTTCATTTCAAGATTGGCTCAATGCTCAGTCTAGACTTTGATAGCACCGAACAATCGTTCGTTGACAAAGTTGAAACTTGCAATACTTTCGATGATGTTGTTCGAGTTAGCAAAGAAATTTTCGAGTATTGCAAGCAAGAGATGGAAGACAAAAAAGAAGAGATGCAAGAGTTTGCCGAGCAAATGGCTGAACGGCTCTCTGGCAAAAACGACGATGATTTCGGTGACGATTTTGATTTCGATGATTTCGATGATTCTGAAGACTTTGATGATGAGTATTCGGAAAACGATGGTGCTGATTATGCCTTACCTCCGAATGAGGTTGGTGCCTATGGTGATGAAATCAAGTCTCTAACGGATCAAAAGCTTCAGGAATCCCTGGAGAAAATGGCGTCATCTGACAAAGTTATTCGCGTTGGCAATCTCGCTACCGATCAAAGTGTCGAGCCGAAACGGCTTATCGTTCCCTTCAAAAAACTTGTCGGTACCGTGTTCAATGATATCGGTAAGAAGATTGTTGCGGATTCGCCAAGTCAAATTATGGCCTTTGAAAAGAAAATCAAGAATTCTATTCTATACATGGTCAAAGAATTTGAACTTCGCAAAAAGGCTGCCGAACTTCGCCGCATGGTGATTTCTGATAGTGGTGTGCTTGACACTAACAAGCTTCATACCTACAAGTTTAATGACGATATCTTTCGTAAGTTCGGTTCGATTCCTGCTGGCAAGAATCACGGATTGGTTTTGTTCTTGGACTGGTCTGGTTCAATGGGTGATAATTTGCTCGGCACCGTCGAACAGTTATTGTCACTAATCTATTTCTGTCAGAAAATCAAAGTGCCGTATGAGGTCTATGCATTCTCTACCGAATATCTTCGCCACTCTGAAGAGCGGAATCATCATGACAATGGTATTCAATCTTCCCTTGAAACCAATTCGGTGATGATGGATAGCCATTTCAATCTTCTGAACCTTTTCTCTAGTCGGATGAAAATTTCAGAATTTCGAACCATGGCAAATGACCTGTTGCACTTGGCTTCGGTTAGCCATTTAGCGTTCTCTCGGCTTCGGTCGAATTTGAACCCTGCTATGGGGCTTGGCGGCACACCTCTGAACAATACGATTTTCGCAAGTAGCCGTATTGTGAATTCTTTCCGAAAAGAATACAAAACTGAAATCGTAAACGTAGTTTTCTTGACCGACGGCGAGGACTCCTCTTCGTTGTGCATGCGTGGTTCTTTTTATTCTTTGTCTGAATCGACCATCAGTCAATCATCGTATATTTTCGATAAGCAAACGAACAAACGTTACATGATTGGATCGAAGGGTGTTACTCCTGTTCTTCTGAACATTCTAAAGGATCGAACTGGATGCAATCTCATCGGCTTCTATATTCTTCCAAAGAAACGCCGCGACTTTGATCATGCCATGGGCTTGTTCGGTTGTGATATCATGGAAGAGAATTTCAAAAAATTCAAGGAAGAAAAGTTCTATGGCGTAAAAAACTATGGTTACGATGAATACTTCCTGATTCCTGGCGGTAAGGATTTGGAAGTTGAAGATGAGAACCTGGACGATCTGTTGGGAGAAAACAACACTTCGTTCAATGCTCGCCGTCTTCGTGGTGCTTTTCTCAAGATGAACCAGAATCGGGTCATCAATCGGGTTCTTCTCTCGAAAGTAGTCGAAAAAATCTCTTGACACACCGCCGAAATCGTGTTATTCTCCCTATGTACTGTTGATTTTCAAGGACTTTGTGATGCTTAGCCAATCTGATAAAGTGACCTTTCTGACCGAAGCCGCCAAACGTTTCGGTTCCGTTGTAACTCGCCAGCAGTTGGTTTCGATGACCAATGAAGGTTTTGCTCGGCACTTCTGGATTGAGTCTGATAAATATCGAGTCGGTCGCGGCACGTACCGCCTGCCTCTCGATGAATTTAATATTAACCTTTCTGGTGTTTCTAACGTGGTAGAACTTCCCAAACAACCTGCGCCTGTGGCTGCTCCTGTGGTAGCAAAGCCGCTTGCCAAAATTTCTTCAGTCGGTCGTGTTGAAGAGGGTGCGATTATTCCCAAAGTGAACAGCCTCTATGTTCCCTTTGGATTCTTCGATAAGATGAAATCGATCATTGCCAGCAATCGATTCTATCCCGTGTTCGTTTCAGGCCTCTCTGGCAACGGCAAGACCTTCATGGTTGAGCAAGCTTGTGCGCAGGCCAAGCGTGAATTCTTGCGCGTGAATATTTCTCCCGAAACCGATGAAGATGATTTGATCGGTGGCTTTCGCCTGATTGATGGTGAAACGAAATGGTTTGATGGCCCTGTCATTCAGGCCATGAAGCGTGGTTCTGTTTTGGTTCTCGATGAGATTGACCGCGGTTCTAACAAACTAATTTGCTTGCAAGGCGTCCTTGAAGGAAAAGGCATTCTCATCAAGAAAACGGGTGAGTTTGTCGAAAAGGCAAACGGCTTCACGGTTGTCGCTACTGCGAACACCAAAGGCAAAGGCGACGATACTGGTCGCTACATGGCTGCCACGATTCTCGATGATGCTTTCCTTGAGCGGTTTCCGATCACCGTTGAGCAAGAGTATCCCGACACTAAAGTCGAAATCAAGATTATGAAAAAAGTTTTCGATAGTCTTGGTTTGAATGACGATGCGTTTGCCGAGAACCTTGTCAAGTGGGCAGACATTATTCGCAAGACCTTTGAAGAGGGTGCGATTGATGAGTTGATCTCCACTCGCCGTCTTGTGCATATTGCTGAAGCTTTCGCAATCTTCGGAAACAAAGTTGATGCGATTCAATACTGTATCAACCGCTTCGATAACGAAACAAAAACTTCCTTCTTGGACCTCTACACCAAGATTGACAATGATGCCCAGCCGGCTGCGGTTGAGCCTGCGCCAGTAGAGGCAGTGCAAGCCGCTTAATCTGAGCGGTACAAATCAAAGTGAGGCCTTGAAAAAGGCCTCTTTTTGCATATATAATCAGAGTGTATTTTTTTATGGAGTGACTATGGAAATTGAATTGAACCTAGAACAACTGAGAACCAAGAAGCTTTTTATTGCCACACCTATGTACGGTGGTATGTGTCACGGCTCTTACACTAAAGCAATTGCAGACCTCATGACTATGTGTACCAAGTATGGTATTGAGGCCAAGCTTTTCTTTATGTTTAATGAATCATTGATCACACGCGCGAGGAACTACCTTGCTGATGAATTTCTCCGAAGTGATTATGACCACCTTCTTTTCATCGATAGCGATATCCACTTTGAAGCCCAAGATGTTTTGGTTCTTCATCACTATGCTATCAACAATGACAACATGGACATCATCTGCGGTCCGTATCCAAAGAAAGCAATCTCATGGGAAAAAATCAAGCTTGCTGTAGACAAAGGCTATGCTGATAAAAATCCTCTTTTGCTTGAGGAGTTTGTTGGCGACTATGTTTTCAATCCCGTTGATGGCATTCAAAAGTTTCGTGTTGATGAACCCGTTGAAGTAAAAGAGGGTGGCACTGGCTTCATGCTAATCAAACGTGAAGCATTCGAACGTATGGACCGAGACTATCCAGAACGGCTCTATAAGCCAGACCACGTTCGCACTAAAGCATTTGATGGTAGCCGAGAGATCATGGCATACTTTGACTGCGTGATTGATCCAGACTCAAAACGTTATTTGTCAGAAGACTATATGTTCTGCCAATATGCTCGAAAGTCTGGCTCTAAAGTTTGGATGCTTCCTTGGGTCAAGCTTAAACATGCAGGCACGTATATCTTCGGTGGTAGTCTAGCCGCAATTGCAACCATTGGCGCATCGCCCACTGCCAGCAAAGATTCTCCAAAGCGTTGAGGTGAACATGTACAAATACAATGAAGATGAGTTGCTAAAAGAACTCAAGACATACATTGATTCAACATACACTGAGCATTATGCAAATGGACTTGATGGAATTCAAACTACCGAATTCATCATCGACAACGGTGATGGCATTGGCTTCACAAGAGGCAATGTCATCAAGTATGCTCAGAGGTATGGGAAGAAGAATGGCTATAATCGTAAAGACATCTTGAAAATTATTCACTATGCGATTATAATGTTGTATGTTCATGACCTAGAACATGAAGAAAATCAAACGGATCAAATGGAATTGCCGCTTAATGAGTTTGAGAAATACTACCCCTCGAATTTGAGGAACATGGAGATTAATGATGATACTAAGTGAAACGACGATTTCTGTATTGAAAAATTTTGCATCAATCAATCCAGGAATCATCATTCGTAATGGAAACACTCTTCGAACAATTTCTAAGCTTCAGAACCTTTTGGCTAAGGTTGAGATTACAGAAAGCTTTGACAACACGATTTGCATCTATGATCTAAATCGTTTTCTTGCTGTTGTCAGTTCTCTTAAGGACCCTAACATCATTGTTAACGATGGCGCAAAGAGCCTAAAGATCAAGTCAGATTCATCCGTAACCAACTACGGACTCTCTGATGAATCTTTGATCATTGCGCCACCAGAAAAAGACTTGAACGTAGAAAACGCCGAAGTGAATTTTTCTCTCCCGCAAGCCACTCTGTCGCAGATTTTGAAGCTTGCTGGTGTGATGGGCTTGCCTAATGTCTGCGTTCGAGGCGACCGCAGCAAAATCTCGATTGCTGCTATCGATGTTAAGAATCAAGACTCTGACGTTTTCTCGATTGATGTTGGTGAAACTCAATCTGAATTCAATATGATCTTTGTGACTGAGAACTTTAAATTGCTATCTGAGAACTATGACGTTGCCATTTCATCTAAGGGTGTGGCACATTTCAAAACTGCAAACGGCAAGATTCAATATTGGATTGCAACTGAAGCTGGTTCTAAATTTGTTGAGTAATTGAAAAGGATATATTATGACTGCAACTACAAACGTGATTGTTCCCTCCTCCAGTGCTGATCGAAAGGCTATCGAGAATGCACTCAAAGAAATCTCTTCGAGTTATACTCGAATCGAAGCAGAGAAAGATTTGGTAAAAGACATTCTTCAGACTGTGCAAGACAATCAGAAGATTCCTAAGAAGTACATGCGCAAGCTTGCCAAAATCTATCACAAGCAAAACTTCCAAGAAGTTCAACAAGAACTTGACGATATTAGTTCTCTCTATGAAACGGTAACGAAGACTGAGCAGAATTGATTTCGTTGTCGATTTGAGTTATCATTGTATTTTATTATGTGTGGAGTGAACTATGCTCGAAGACTTTCTATGGGTCGAACGTTATCGACCGAAAACAATCGCGGAGACTATTCTTCCTGAAGAACTGAAATCAACTTTTCAAAAGTTTGTCGATGACAAAAACATTCCAAATCTGATTCTGTCAGGCGGCCCAGGCATCGGTAAGACTACTGTTGCCAGGGCCATGCTTGAAGAAGTTGGTGCGACTTACATTATTATCAATGGTAGCATGAATGGCAACATTGATACACTGCGCAACGAAATCAAGCAGTTCGCATCTACTGTTTCGTTCAGTGGTGGACGTAAGTATGTCATCCTCGATGAAGCAGACTATCTGAATCCGCAAAGCACTCAGCCAGCATTGCGTAACTTCATGGAAGAATTCTCCGCTAACTGCGGCTTCATTCTTACTTGTAATTTTCTGAATCGCATCATTGAACCTCTGCACAGCAGGTGTTCTGTCGTTCATTTCAAGATTAATAAGTCA